AGTGATGTCAACTAATAGCTACTACTCAATAATTCCAGCAAATCTGTATATCTTGTGTGATGCCCATTTATTTGGGCAGGATTTAATATCCGGATCTGGAAACTCAGGCCTGTATTTCTGGCCAGTTCTCCTGTTTACGCTGTTCCAGCGAAGAACGGTCGATACTGAAACGCCACAGAAGTCGGCGACTTGTTTAGTTGTCATTAAGTTGTTCATTACTTCACCTCCTGCGGCGGTTCCGGTAGCGGCATCCAGTGGGTTACTTTCGATGCCGGTTCTTCCCCATTGTCAGTAACTGCCCACCATTTGTTTCTCGACCAATCGTAATACCCTTCGAAGGTATCGCACTCAGTCCAGCCGTAAGACTTACCCCAACACCAAACATACTGTTTATCGTTCGGCATTCGCTCACTACAGCTTATCCAACCATCCGGAGTTACCGGAGAGTTGCCATTCACAAGGTCAGCTCGAACATATAGCGTGTCATCATGGTGCTGATTGTGGCTGCACCACGTTAATTCGCTTAACTCGCCATCTTCTGGCCATACTCCAGCTGTTTGCAGCCAGATATGGGCTGGCGCATCTTGGCAAGGTGTATTAACTGGCAACTTGTAAGTTTGGCTTACAGGTTGGCTACCCTGAAGCATGGCCGCGCGGCAGGCATTCCACCCCTTCACATAACCGAACGCCATCAACTGATCATTCATGGCGGGCAGCATTGTGTGGGTCGTACTGATTTCCTCCGGCACTACTGGCGATGGCTGTTTGGCTTCTAAATCAGCAATTCTGTCAACTACGGCATCGACAGCATCTGAAAAACTGAAACAGTTACTCCACTCCGGCCAGTTCCCGGTTGCTGCAAAGTACATATCTGCTAAAGCAGATTCAGCATGGTCACGCTCGTTAATGAGTTGCTCTTCGCTTTTCTCCAGTTCAGCAATACGCTTCTCTGCGGCTTCTGCCCTGCATTGTTCCCGTTGGAACATTTTGTGGGTGCGGTCGAGCGCCTCAAGTCTGGCTGCTGATGTTTTCTCTTCTGCTTCAAGCTCAACGCGCAGCTTCCCAACCGTAAGCGCAATATCCTCGTTCTCCTGGTCGCGGGATTTGATGTATTGCTGGTTTCTTTCCCGTTCATCCAGTAGTGCCAGCGCAACATTTGGATTAAAAGCAGCAATAAATTCAGCGTTTGCATAAGCCTGAACATCTGTTTCAATCAGGCAGTTAACATGACATTCCGCAATCACGCCACCGGGTTCTCCTTTCCATTTTTGACAAACAAAAACTCCTGTTAAATTGCCGTGTTGGTTAACAGATGTATGCCCTACGATGTAGCTTCCTTTAGTTGCTTTCTCTGCCTTTTCACGCAGTGCCTGATAGTCAATTGTCATTCTCGCCATCCTTCACAGTTGTAATCACTACAGCCTTCAAAATCATATGGGTTGTACTGCCAGGTGATTTTTCCGCAATGCGGACAATTCCAACGCACCTTCCCGCTTCGCGACTTCTTTCTTCTGTTCTGCTTTTTCAACCAGTCAGGCATGACCAAACCTGCGCCCTGAACCATTGTTCTGCGGTTAAAGTTATTGATATTGAACGTCCGGCGCTTTGCTGAATCAGCAATGGAAAATGGCAACCAAACTATTCCTGGTTCGTTTTTGTTGGCGACGCTAAAGATGGTCGCTTTACTGAAGTCATCTGTTGGCAATCCACCGTGTTGAAGCCAGTAAACATCGTTGCCGTTCCAGCTACTTTTTTTGTAGGCCACATACGCAGTGCAATCTGGCTCAATCAGGTTTTCTGTAGGGATGTACTGGTAATCAACGTGCCACACAGCCATTGCATCCACGCTATCAGCGCAAACAGGCTGATCGATATCTCGACCACAATTCCAGGCTTTTTGGGCTTCTTCCAGCGTGTAAACATGAGCGCGATCGATATTAGAACTGTAACCATTGCCGTTATGGCAATGGAATGAAGCGTTATTACCCACAGTTTCACGCAAGCACATCATGTAAAAGCGGTTATTCACTGGTTGCCTCCTTTGCGAATCTGTTCCGCCCATTCTTCAAGGGATTTCTCCGCATATTCACCGGACAGACCATCAATCGGGTGCGGTTCATTAGCCAACTCATCTTTCGCTGACAGAATCATGCGTGTAACGTCGAAAACTTCACGTAAAGACTTATTGATAAATCCGTGATTGAACGCAGCAGCAAGGCGGCTTGCGGTATAGTTAATACCCTCGTTGCGAGCCTCAGCACGTACTTCATCGAATTTACGCACCAGATACTCAGCATTTGTTTCATTCACTTTCAGATCTCGCGGTACACATTTCCCGCGAAGAAACCCTTCCATTTCGAAAACATTCATGCGCATTTGCGTAACTCCGATAACTCGTTAAAACGTTCCATAAACATCCCGTAGGCATGGCCCGGTGCCAGTGGAATCACGTTGAACATCTCTGTTGCCGGGATGCCTTCCAGTACAGGCCAGAAAGAGCCATCATCAAGCCCGAGATCGCGGCGTTCGGTTGCCAGCATGATGAGATCGGCATATTTCACGGGCGTACTCATAACCGGGGGTAACCCGTATTTCTCACGGATTACGGCGTCTATTTTTTCTTCCATCTGTTTATAGTCAGGAAGAAGGCGTTTCAGTGGAGCGGGGATGTCCTGGCAATACGCTTCTGTTGCATCATGCATTAACGCTTCAAAAGCAAATTCCTGCGGTACCAGCTGGCTGCAAAGAACCGCATGTTGGGCGACGCTGTAGAAGTGCGAAAGATGACCGGCAAAGCGACAGATATTTGAAAGGGAAACCGCGATATCGTTAATATCGATGTCGTCTTTATTTATCCTGTCATAATAAAAATGCTTACCGGAAAAAGTTTTAATAAATGACATTTTGTTCTCCACGTATATGCGCTGCACCGCGCTGAATTCTGGTAAAAGGAAGCCCTCACCATCCGGCGATTATTGAGTTAATTACGTTTCCATAAATGCCCCCGCAGGGGCATTTGCAGTAATGAAATCAGGCGGTGAAAGTACCAATAAAGGTTTCTACTTTGCTGTCTTTGAATTTCTCAACAAGCAGATCACGAAATTCGTTAGCCATTTCTTCCTGCACTGCTTCCAGCTGAATAATGCGCAGAACCAGTACAGGACGATCGCCAGTGATAATGCTGAGGCGTAATTTAAATGGACGTTCTTTCAGACCTTCAAACGGAACGCATTTAAATTCAAATGCCACTGGCATAATATCTTTGGTCTTCGCTTCGACAGACTCCATCAGGGAGCGTTTGCCGCTGAAGTCATTATCTTCAAAATCAGCGGTCTGGTTTGCTTCAATCGTGATTTTACGGACAGCCGCAGCCGCTTTTGTTGCCTGAATAGCGTCACCATTAGCATCAAAGCCCACAAGGTAGTCGGCCCAGTCTTCAATCCATTCTGCCAGTGACTTCTGGGAGTTACGCTCGCCATTAACAGACAACAGAGCAGAAAACGGTGCTGTCTTTTTTAGCTTGAGAGTGGCGGTGTTATCTGCGTGACCTGGTTCATCAATAGTACCCAGGTTAAGCACACTGACGGCACGCATATTATCGGCATCGATAAAGCAGCGGGTGCCTTCATCTGCAAGATCTTTAGAATAACGGGTAAAGTCATCGATGCTGGCAGTGGAAAGCGCACCACGGAAACGGAAGCGATTTAAATTAAATTTTTCCAGATCATGAATGCGGAAATTCTCAGGCAATGCCACAGCATCGGCACCAATCTTACTGATAATTTCATTAACACCCTGAGCAGAAATAAGGGCATGGATTTGATTAATTGCGGTTGCGTCTAAGTTCTGAGACATAATAAGTCCTCACTATATAAAGATATTCAGTGATGAGATAAATAATCAGTTTATTAATAACGTATTAATGACCTGCTGCGCGGAGTTTTCCGTCAGGTTCACCGGCAAGAGTCAGTAATTGTCCCTGGTCTTCCTGCAGAATAGTCAGGCGACCACCGCGATTGACATACATCGGCGTTTCGGTGGTGTCTTCTTCGGAAATTTTCCCGCGGTTAGTCGGGCGAACATATGAGAGTTTGTGTTTGATTTTCACACGGTTCTCATCAAATGGTTCGATTTCCAGGTTGAGTGAGACCTTACCTTTGGTTTTCGTGTTCATCACACCTGAAGCGACTTCACTGAGAACTGCGCCGATTTTGGTTTCAAATACGCCGCCGTCCAGCTCCCCGATAAATGCCTGCACATCAGTACTGCGTTCGCTAGCCATTTTGCTGCTCCTCATCATATCGACCCTGCAAGGTCGGTTGGTTTCTCCACAAAACAGAGAAGAACACCTGCGGTGGCAGCCGCCCGGGTGGATTGGGTTATGAGCCCGTCGTCCGGTGATGCTCTTCTCTGTTTTGTAAAAAGAGCGGTACCAGCCGGAAGCAAGTGTACAAACTGGTACCGCCAAAGCAGTGGCTGTTGTGGTGGGCTTGTCACTTAAGCGTATGGTCAACCTGACAACCCGGTGTCCTCAACGGGGAAGGAATAACCCCGCCATACTTACCGCCGCGCCATTTCGCGGATTACCACAACGCTGAGAGCACTTAGCCAGTTACGGCACCACACTTTGTCGCGGTTCCATAAATGCCCTCATCGTTGCACCCTGGTCTCTTCCCAGGCGTCAAACCGAATCGCCACGCTGGTTAGGCGTCTTATCAGCATCCTCATTGACTTGCACATTCCGGCTACCTGGTTTGTTTGCCCGAGCAAGGAGTGGATTGTCCCCTTTAACGTCCCCAGACCGCTAACGACGCATGTGCCATACGCCGTGTTACAACCAAATTTTGTTAGTACCTTGTTTGTAGGTCTGGAAAGAAAGATAAAATGAAGTTGCGCATTATGCAAGTGTTTTTATTGCGAGATATGCAATTTGGTGGGTAATGAAAAGCCACCTTCTGGTGGCTAATTGATGTTGAGGTAGGGGGTTAATTGTGTCGCTTAAGGGTTTGTGACTGACTGATTAAGACCTTTCCAAAGACCATAAACCGATGTTCGTTTTCGCTGGTAATTCCCCATTCGCGGTAAATCTGATTATCAGAAATTACCAGCAGTTTATCAGGTATCATTTGCAGTCGTTTGACGTAAATTTTATCATCAAAACCAAATACATATATACCATCCCCATCAAACTGATTGATACTGATATCAACGAAGATGAGATCTCCTGGCTCAATGGTTGGACACATACTGTCCCCACGAACGTTGATAACTTTAATGTGATTTGCTGGTCGTCCACCAAACATCGATACAGCATTATCAGTTCTGTATTCAATGGCATGAATCACATCAATGACATCACCGCCCTGGATAAGGCCATTTCCCGCACTGGCACTGACATCCAGCATTTCAATACGGAATACATCCTTCACCTGCGCAACATCCTCACTAATACTGTTTTTACATACAGTATTACTTTTGAGGTCTGAGGTAAAGAGATCAGCAATATCAACACCTAAGCTCCTGGCAATATTACTCAGGGCTTGTTCAGTGAATTGTTTCTGCTTACCTGTTTCGAGGCGCGAGATATTCGCCGCATCCACTCCTATTGCTTCAGCGAGATCGGCGATTTTCATGTTCTTCGCCTGGCGAAGTTGTCTGACTCGATTTCCTATGTTCATGCGTTTATTACATTTCTTTATTGCGCGTTAAGCAAATCAACTTGCGCAAAATATTTGCGTGAAATAATATGCTCATCACGCAATATGTGGAGGTTATATGCAATCACCATTACGGAATGTGCGTAAGGCGCACGGATTTACTTTGCAGCATGTTGCTGCGGGCGTTCAGGTCAATCCAGCGACGCTGAGTCGTATTGAAAGACTGGAACAAATTCCATCTATCGAGCTTGCAGAACGTCTGGCCAATTTTTTTAAGGGAGAAATCAGCGAAATGCAGATTCTCTATCCTGCACGCTTTCAATCTAGTCAAAACCGGAATGAGTTAAAACCACAGGAACAGGAGGTAAGCCGTGGGTAAGCATCACTGGAAAGTGGAAAAACAGCCTGAGTGGTACGTGAAAGCTGTCAGAAAAACTATCGCGGTGTTGCCGGGGGGTTACGCTGAAGCTGCTGAGTGGCTGGATGTAACAGAGAACGCTTTATTCAACCGCCTTCGTGCCGATGGCGATCAGTTTTTTCCGTTGGGATGGGCAATGGTTTTACAGCGTGCGGCTGGTACTCACCACATTGCGGATGCTGTCGCACAGTCTGCTGGTGGGGTGTTTGTATCACTTCCAGAAATTGAGGAAGTAGAGAACGCCGATATAAACCAGCGCCTGCTGGAAGTCATCGAACAGATCGGGAGTTACTCAAAGCAGATTCGTTCGGCAATCGAAGATGGGGTAGTGGAGCCACACGAGCAGACAGCAATTAATGATGAGTTGTATCTGTCAATTTCGAAGCTCCAGGAGCATGCAGCACTGGTCTACAAAATCTTCTGCGCTCCAGAAAAGAGTAACGCCCGCGAGTGTGCAGCTCCGGGCGTCGTGGCGTTTTGTGTCTGTGGAGAAACTAACGCATGAACAGTTTAACGGCAAATAACCGTTTGTCGCAACAGCTGGTGGTCAGTGTCGCTGCACACCTGTTGTTACGGCATGAATGCAGATTACCAAATCACCTGGCTGTAAGTAACCACAGAGAACTTTACCTGACTGTGGGGGGCGAGTTGTGCAGGAACTTAACCGCTGGTTTCGTGACGGAAGAGGACTTTATGTTCATGTTATTCGTTGGGAGCCAGAAACACAGCGCGTTATCTATCTTCGCAAAGACTACCCGCATGAGTGCTTTAGTCCTTTGTGGAAATTCAGGCGTGATTTTGTTGAGTGTGAAGGACCACCAGCATATTGATTCTGCAATTCCGGGACGTTACACTGTTCAGGCACCTTATAAAGCGGGTGCCGGGATTGGCGTCCTGAAATTGTCAACGGCGATGTATGACGCGCCAGCGTCTTTTTTATCGTCCGCATTTGCTCACATCCAGATTATGGTGGGCTGGGCGGGGGCACCGAAAGGTGCGCCGGTCTCCGTTGACGCCGGTTACGCCAACCCCGTCCAGTTCACCACCAGTGAAATTGGCGTTTCCGGTGGTGGAAGTTTTTCACTGTCAACGGAGGCTGCCATCATGGCTACGATCCAAGCCCTCACTCAACCTGAAATCACCATTGACAACGGCCAGGCCGTTACCACTTCTTTGGCTGTTGCCAACTTCTTCTCCAAGCGTCACGACGATGTGCTGAAAAAGATCCGCACTCTGGATTGTTCCCCTGAGTTTTGTGCCCGCAATTTTGCGGAGACATCGATTTCGGTAAATCAACCGAACGGTGGTACACGCAAGCTCCCTTGCTATCAAATCACACGAGACGGTTTTGCGTTTCTTGCTATGGGTTTCACGGGTAAACGTGCTGCCCGATTCAAAGAGGCATACATCAATGCCTTTAACCAGATGGAAAAACTGCTTTCAAAGCCATCCACGCTGAGCGATGCCGCAGATAACGCCAGCGTGCTTTACTCCCACCTGTCGGTAATCCACAAGGTCTGGCTGCAGCAGCTTTATCCTATGTTGGCAAAAGCTGAATCTCCGCTGGCTGTTAGCTTATATGATTATATTAATGATGCTTCGGCGCTGGCCTGCCTCATAAATTTGTCGCTGAACCCTTCAGAGGTAAGGGGGCGCAAATGATCCGGAATATTTTCAAACGGTTTACCAATCAGACTTTCCGTTGTCCTCGTCCGGGTCAGTGGTACACCACACCTGCAGGGCATGTTCTACGTGTTAGCCTGGTTGACCGTGAATGTCAGAAGGTGATTTGTGAACCGCTGGGCCGTAATTACCGCGTCAGTATGCCGCTTATAGCCTTTCGCTCCGGAAAAAACATGAAGCATCTCGGAGGTGCTGCATGAGTATGGAGCTGATGGTTAAAGCGATGAAAATTCGAGTGGGTAATCCATTGCGAAAACTGGTTCTGATCAAGCTGGCTGATAATGCCAGCGATCAGGGGGAGTGCTGGCCCAGCTACCAGCATATTGCTGACCAGTGCGAGATTAGCAAACGTTCTGTGATGAATCATATTGCGGCCCTTTGTGAGTCCGGGCTGGTAAAAAAAGTCACCCGGAAAGGTGAAAAAGGTAACTCAAGTAATATCTATCTCCTTCATCTGGATGGTGCAGGAGATTCACTAGGGGGTAGTGCAAATAATTCACTATCTGGCGCAGCAAATTCACCAGGTAGTGCAGGAGTTGCACCAGGGGGTAGTGCAGGAGATTCACCCAGAACCAGTCACTCTTTTGAACCAGTCAAAGAACCAGTCAATGAACCAATAGCTGTTGGTGCATCAGTTGATGAGTCTGTGCGAGTTCGTTCAAACCGACCGGAATACTCTCCGGAGTTTGAGCAGGCATGGCTGGCATATCCCAAACGTGCTGGTGGCAATTCAAAATCTGCAGCCTTCAAAGCCTGGAAAGCCCGTTTGAATGAGGGGGTAAACCCCGAAACCATGCTGGAAGGTGTGAAACGCTACGCGGGCTGGGTATCTGCGATGGGTAACAGCGGCACACAATTTGTGAAACAGGCTGTCACGTTCTTTGGTCCGGATCGTCATTTCGAAGAATCCTGGGAAGTTCCTGCGGTATCTGCAGCCAGACGTGAGGACCCGTACTTCAAAGCCAGTTACGACAACGTGGACTACAGCCAGATCCCGGCAGGATTCAGGGGGTGATCATGAGTCTTTTGAATGAAGTTCAGAAATTCATTGAAGCCCATCCGGGGTGTACTTCCGGAGACATTGCGGATGCTTTTGCAGGTTACTCACGGCAGCGCGTTCTGCAGTATGCAAGCAAGTTACGTCAGAGTGGGCGTGTGGCTCACCGTTGTGAAGGAGATACACGCAGACATTTCCCGCGCCTGACTGAGAGAGCGCAGGAGCTGGAACCACAACCAGTTCGTGAAACCAGACCTGTGCGCAATTTCTATGTCGGCACTAACGACCCGCGGGTGATTTTGTGCCTGACCCGCCAGGCGGAAGAACTGGAGTCAAGGGGCTTATACCGTCGTGCTGCAACCGTGTGGATGGCGGCATTCCGTGAAAGCCACTCCCAGCCAGAACGAAACAATTTTCTGGCACGTCGTGAGCGGTGCTTACGGAAAAGCAGCAAGCGCGCTGCATCGGGTGAAGAGTGGTATCTGTCAGGGAATTACGTGGGGGCTTAATGAGTAATAAATATTGCCGGGCGCTGGTGGAACTGCGGAACAAACCAGCCCATGAACTGAAGGAAGTGGGCGATCAGTGGCGCACGCCGGATAACATTTTCTGGGGAATTAACACCCTGTTTGGCCCGTTTGTCCTGGATCTGTTTACTGACGGTGATAACGCCAAATGTACCGCGTATTACACGGCGGAAGACAACGCGCTGGCGCATGACTGGTCAGAACGTCTTGCGGAGCTTAAAGGTGCTGCCTTTGGTAATCCCCCATACAGCCGCGCCAGTCAGCATGAGGGGCAATACATCACCGGCATGCGTTACATCATGAAACATGCCAGTGCCATGCGTGATAAAGGCGGGCGCTATGTTTTCCTGATCAAAGCTGCCACCTGCGAAGTGTGGTGGCCGGAAGATGCAGATCATATTGCTTTTATTCGCGGGCGTATTGGTTTTGAACTGCCTGCCTGGTTTATCCCGAAAGATGAGAAGCAGGTGCCGACAGGCGCTTTCTTCGCTGGTGCTATTGCTGTTTTCGACAAGACCTGGAAGGGACCGGCAATCAGCTACATCGGGCGCGATGAACTTGAGGCATGTGGTGAGGCGTTTCTGGCGCAGGTTCGCCAGCAGGCAGAAAAACTGGTCAGGGAGATGGCGGCATGACGACGTTAACTCAATGCCAGCAGCAGGTGCTGGATATGCTGATTTCTTATCAGAAAGAACGTGGCTTCCCGCCAACCAATCAGGAGGTGGCAACCATGCTGGGATACCGTTCAGTGAATGCAGCGGTGGAGCATCTTCGCGCACTGGAGAAAAAAGGCGTCATCACGATAAAGCGTGGCGTGGCCCGGGGGATCACGCTTCATACCGCGGTGAAGGACGACGACAGCGAGGCGGTCGGGATTATCCGCTCACTGCTTGCCGGTGAGGAAAACGCAAGGCTGCGTGCAACCCACTGGTTACATGAGAGAGGCCTGAAAGCATGAAGCTGATCCTGCCTTTTCCGCCCAGCGTGAACACGTACTGGCGACACCCCAACAAAGGGGCGTTTGCTGGTAAGAGCCTGATAAGCTCGGCGGGGCGAAAATTCCAGAGCGCGGCGTGCGCAGCAATAGTTGAGCAGTTACGTCGTCTGCCGAAACCAACGTCGGCACCTGCTTCAGTGGAGATCGTGTTGTTTCCTCCGGATAACCGGATCCGCGATCTGGACAACTATAACAAGGCGCTGTTTGACGCCCTGACCCATGCGGGTGTGTGGGAAGACGACAGTCAGGTGAAAAGAATGCTGGTGGAGTGGGGACCGGTTATCCCGAAAGGGAAGGTCGAGATCACTATCAGTAAGTACGAGAAAACGGCGGGTGCAGCCGCCTGATCAAGAGGAGAAACGAAGTATGAATAATCTGATGGTCATTGATGGTATTGAAGTTCGTCGTGATGCTTATGGGCGTTACAGCCTGAACGATCTGCATCGCGCAGCAGTAGCATCTGGTGCAAATGCCAGAACCAAGGAGCCGGGAAAGTTTCTTTCCAGCCAACAAACTGTTGAGCTTGTTCATGAATTGACCAACACCCAGAATTTGGGTGTTGACCCGGTGAGTGTGATTCATGGGGGAAATGAACGGGGAACGTATGTCTGCAAGGAACTGGTGTATGCCTATGCAATGTGGATCAGCCCGTCATTCCATCTGAAGGTGATCCGTACTTTCGATATGGTAACCAGCGCACCGGAAAAATTATCCGGACAGGCTGCTGACAAGATGCAGGCTGGCGTGATCCTGCTGGACTTTATGCGCCGGGAGTTAAACCTGTCTAACTCTTCAGTGCTTGGTGCCTGTCAGAAACTCCAGGAGGCTGTTGGCTTACCGAATCTGGCACCGCGCTATGCCATTGATGCTCCTGCTGATGCACACGATGGCTCAAGTCGCCCGACACTGTCACTGAGTGCACTGCTGAAACAGTATGGTATACGCCTGACGGCTAATCAGGCATATCACCAGATGGTGAAACTGGGGATCGTCGAGCAGCGCGAACGATACAGCCGTACCGCGATTAACAACATCAAAAAATTCTGGTCGCTGACAGCGAAAGGCTGCATGTTCGGCAAGAACATCACCAGTCCCGCAAATCCGCGCGAGACGCAGCCGCATTTCTTCGAATCCCGATTCCCTGAGCTGTTAAAGCTGCTCGATACCGTTCATTGAGGTGACCGTGAGAGCACTACTGACCCCTGAAATTGCCCCGCGTATGGGGATCGTATTGTTCAGGCCAGGTTCAGAGCTGATGCCCCTGTTTATGCAGGGGCGTGTCCTGCTGGAGCCTGAGCCGGAGCGTTATTCATCTTTCGCCAGTGGTGCCGTTCCGGCGGCATCACAACCGCTGGCGGATGATCCTGCCGTTCGGGCCGTGTTCCGCAATGAGGCAGTGATCCGTCGTGCTGGTGGCGTGGAATGTCTTGAAAGCTGGTTACTTCGTGAAAAAGGCTGCCAGTGGCCTCATTCCGACTGGCACAGCGAGAACATGACCACAATGCGACACGCTCCGGGTGCAATCCGTCTGTGCTGGCACTGCGATAACCAGCTGCGCGATCAGTTCACGGAACGGCTGGAATCAATGGCAACGGATAACTGTGCCCGCTGGGTGTTGTCTGTTGTGCGTCGGGATCTCGGTTTTGATGACAGTCACGTTGTGACAATGCCGGAACTGTGCTGGTGGCTGATTCGTAATGATCTGGCGGATGCCTTACCGGAAAGTGCAGCCCGTAAGGCACTGAGATTACCGAAGCCTGTTGTGCCGTCTGTTACCCGGGAAAGTGACCTTGTGCCTTCGGTTCCTGCCACCAGCATCATCCAGGATAAGGCGAAAAAGGTGCTGGCGCTGAAAGTGGATCCGGAGTCGCCGGAGTCTTTTATGTTACGCCCAAAACGTCGCCGCTGGGTTAATGAAAAGTACACGCGCTGGGTTAAGACACAGCCGTGTGCATGTTGTGGAAAGCCCGCTGATGATCCCCACCACCTGATAGGTCACGGTCAGGGTGGAATGGGAACAAAAGCGCATGACCTTTTTGTGTTGCCTTTGTGCAGAAAGCATCACGACGAGCTGCATGCGGATACCGTGGCATTTGAAGAGAAGTATGGCTCCCAGCTGGAGCTGATATTTCGTTTTATCGATCGTGCGCTGGCAATTGGCGTGCTGGCCTGATTTTGTGGAGAAAGTTGATGCGTGATATTCAAATGGTTCTTGAACGTTGGGGGGCATGGGTGGCAAATAATCACGAGGATGTCACCTGGTCGTCTATTGCTGCAGGATTTAAAGGACTAATCCCTTCAAAAGTAAAATCCCGCCCGCAATGTTGTGACGATGACGCGATGATCATTTGTGGATGCATGGCTCGCCTGAAAAAGAACAACAGCGATTTGCACGATTTATTAGTGGATTATTATGTAGGTGGTATGACTTTTATGGCGCTTGCCCGTAAACATGGGCGTTCTGATTGCTGGGTTGGGCGTTTATTGCAAAAGGCTGAAGGTGTAGTTGATGGCATGTTAATGATGTTAGAAATTGAGCTAGAGATGGATCGTTAGAAGACCTCTTATTGAGGGGGTAATTGAATCAGTTTAATGTGTGGGGAGTCGATTTATTCTCCCCATTTTATTTAATTTATTTAAGGTTTTAATTCATCAAGACGTTGTTGGATAGTGTTTTTGCTTGCGTTGTCTGTTATAGACATTTGTTGTACTTGCCCCATTGCCATTTGAGTTTCCATCCACATATCGGCCCACACTTTTGTATCGTTATTAACTTGAGCGATAGTAAATCTGACTTTTGATACCGGGGTTGTTGAATAG